GCTATTACTGGTGCAGCTAACAGTACGGACAAACTGATTGTTCGTACTTATGGTATTACAACAACAGACGATGACTACGAGGTTGTTATTAAAACACCGTACAGCGAAGCCTTTCTTGTAAGTGTGGCTGGCCCTGCTGTGGCAAGTGCAACATCTTCAACAAACGTTACGTTAGCGCCTAGTAATGCTGTAGTTATTACAGACATCATTAGCTTTGCTCGTACGCTTAAGCCTACTGCTACAGTAGGCGTGGTGCAGCTAATTGACTACGCAGACAACAGCATTGTCTACGCTGAGATACCGTCTAACAGCATGGAGTCTCGTTATCTTATCGTAGACGTAAGCGAGTTTCCTTTCTCATCGTCTGCTGAGGAAGACGACTCGCACACATTACAGATACTTTACAAGAAAGCGCTTCCGCGTTTGCAGAATGACACAGATGAATTTCCTGCGCCGGGATACGATAACATACTCGTTAGTAAGTGTATGGAGCTGTTCCTTGAAGAGCAGGGTAAGATAGAAGAGGCGATCTTGCATGATAAGAAAGCCTCGCGCTCTCTTGCTCGCAGACAGGCTGATCTTGAGCGCGGACAGGAACAGAAGATTGTTTTCAAGCGGCATAATCACGACAAACTTGCATGGCTAGCTACGCACAGACCTCTTTTGTAGGGGGGATGAACATGGCCCTAGACGATTCGCGTATAGGTCAAGACGAGTATCATCTTGGCTTAAACGTGCGTAATCGTTTTGGTGACTTGCGTCCTGTCAAGCGACCGTTAGAGATTGCTACAGGCTTTCCTGCTGATGTGCCGTTTCAAGGCATATACTCTGTTGGAGACTTTCTCATACTTGTGCAGGGTGGTGATGCTAAGTACAAGCATCGTCTGGACGGTGGGCCACCTTTAGAACAATGGACAAACCTTTGGAATGAGTCTATAAACCCTTCGTTAAGATTAGAACCCGGTGTTGAAACGGTTTACTTTCAAGCTGTACCCGCAAGTAGTCGTGGCTTTGCGTATAAGTCTATAGGCACTACGTCATCAGTTACGGTAGATACTTCTCAGACTCAATGGACAAAAACTGTTGCTGGTATCGTTGTGCAGGATGGCGTTAATCAACCTAATCTCATTGAGTTTAAATCTACAACTGCTGGTGCATCAGTTTCAGTTCGTAAGTGTTATACGTTTGCACAGCATGGGACTGACGTTGCTGGAGATGGTGGTGAAGATCGTGAATACGTGCCTATCGGGACGCGCATGATGTACTTCAATGGTAAGTTGTATGTTGTTAATGGTAGTTTTATTTATCATAGTGTAACAGGCAGACCACTTGATTTCATGGTGGCGATTAATGACGATACTGGTAAAGCATTATCTGCTATAGAGGCAGATAGTGGTGCTGATGCTGTTAGTTATACAGTTAGTTATGATCCTATTACTTGCATCGCGCCGCTTAATACTGAAAGTTTTTTCGTAGGAACACACGCAGCTTCGTATGCTGTCACTCCTAAATTTGAGCCAGATACCTTTGGCGAACCTACGTTTGCAAAGAAGTATTTGTTCGGTGCATCGGCAGTAAATCAGTTCTCTTTCATAGATACGTTAGGTGACTTTTCTTTCATAGATTCAGAGGGATTGCGCTCGTTTAACGCTGTTCAACAGTTGCGTAATGAGGGACGTAATAGTGCGTTCTCGTTAAGTGTTGCTAAGTTGTTTGGTAGTGCTACTGTGCAAGATACTGTTTTAAGCGCAGCTATCTCGTTTGACAATTATGCGTTCTTTGCTGTTAAGACAATTTATGGTAATGTTGTAGTTGTTTATGATACAACAACAAAAAGGTTTGTTTCTGTTGACACGTATCTAGATGGTAGTGACGCGGAAGCTGTTGAGTCTGGTGGGCTTGCACTTGGCGGGATGTCAGGTGTTGATGCTACTGGAGGTGTTTCGTATGGGTTTGGTGTTATTAAGCAGTTCACGAAGATTGACACTAATGACGCACATGAGCTATATGCCATCACAGATACGGGCGAGCTTTTAAGATTTTTCGATGGCGCTAAATACTCACCAGCATCGGTTATAACACGTGCTTGGTCATCTGGTGATCCGCGTGTAGAGCAGAAACCGCTTGAACTTCGTACATTGTTTTCTAATGTAAGTGCGTGGGAGTCTAAGTCTGTTAAGCTGAGTAGTGGTAGTTACTATCCAGACGGCTCGGCTGTGCCGTCTGACGGATCTTACACTGTAGGTACTTACGTTTATGATAACAATGTAAATGTAGTTGCCATACCGTATGCGTTGGCGAGTGGTACAGAAATAGCTTTTGCTGGCACTACGACAGCAACAGGAGGAATACTTACATTGACTGCTGATGCTGCGATAGATGCTACAACATTGAGCGGCACAGTAGCTAGTTCTGGTGGCATATACCAAGCTAGTTCTGTAGACGGCTACGTGCGTTTTGCGGGTGCGGGAACAGCTAAGGCATCTATGTACGCTAACGATAGCTTTTCGGCTACACCGGGAGTGGTATCAAAAACTATGTCTGCTCCGTCTGATGTCAGTTCATCGTTTGGCATAAAGTACACAGACTTATACCCACTTGCATGGGGTGCTGATAACACAATGCAAAACTTACTATTTAACTTCCAACAAGGGCGGCACGGCTGGAAGGTTGGTTACTCTATACAATGGGATAACGCAGCACATTTATCTATTATACAAACTGATACACAAGACTTAACACCAAAGAATCCTTTAATGACACAGGCTTATGGCAGCTAGCATTACTAGTGCGGAGTTTACGGACGACACGCGACTGTTCTACAGTAGGCAATCCGCGAACACATGGAGACTTGGGCTACGTTGCCCATCGGCAGGGGCCAGTGCAGAAGGTGCTGTTTTAAAATGCACACACGTTGCGGATATAACATCAGTTGATGGAGTTTCTGTTGACCAAGCCGGGGACGCCGAAGATCAAACTTTGATAGGTGCTAAAGATTTAAGCACGGATGCTGGCACAAGAGAAGCGCTTATCATTCTCGCGGAGAAGATAAATTTTTTAACCTTCAGACTAGAACAAGCTGGCATAATGTCCAGCAGTTAAGGAGAATATAAGATATGCCTCATGCATGGTATCACACTAAGGACGACTTAGAAACCTCGCCTTTTCAAGCGGGGTTGGGCAAACTGTTTGAAACGGGGCTTGCTACGCTAGCGGCAAAAGCCCTGCAGGATGATATTTCTAGTACGGGTGAGATTACTGAAGATGCTTATGAGTTGGCAAAAAGGTATACACCGGAGTTTGGAGTTCTTAGTCGCGAAGAAGCTGTTAAAGATGCTCAAGCACTTATAGATCGTCGAAAGCAGTTTGATCCGCAATTTGCAGACCAAGACCTTGCTATGGCGGATTACTACTCTCCGCTGTATCAGTTATTAAATGACCTTAATCGACATAGAAGTAGATACACGGGTCTGGCAAGTGAGGTAGACATGGCCAGAGGGCCGGGAGGTGAACTTTCGCGTGAGATACAAAGTCAATTACGAGAAGCTGATCCTGAGTTCTATGATATGCGCGCCCAGACGGGCGCAGGGTATGATGATTTGCTGCGTAGTTATGCAGATCCAGAAACAATAACGTATGATAGGCGTGGCAGACCTATGGATACCGGTCGCTTTACTGGTGCGCTTTCTGAAGGTGAACGTGCTGAAATCGAACGAGCTCTTGCGCGACAAGGCGTTCAAACTGGTGCGCTTACCGGCCCACGATCTATGTCTAACGTTGTTGCTGGCGCTATGAAGTTTGGCCAAGGTGTTCAAAATCGCAGAGATGCTTTTAGTCGCGCACTTGCATCAGCTACTGGTTTCCTTCCAGCATCTCGTAGCGGATTTGATCCACTGAAGACAATGTTTGGTCGTCCGTCAACGACGTTTCCTACACAATTTAGCCAGCCACAGGCTACCGGCCAAGGTACTCAGGGTTCCGACGTCTTTCGTACTGCTGCAGGTGTTGGTCAGACTGTGGCTGGCTTACAAGCTGGTCAAGATTTATTAGGTGACATAGGAAGGGCTAAAAATTTGTTTGGTTGGGGGCCGCAGAACGACCCGTGGAGCAGACCAAATCCGCGACCATAAACAACGTCATGGCTACAGAAGAAGAAGAGAGAAGACGTAGGTTAGAAGAGCAAGCTGCATTAGCTGGCTTGACTCCTGCGTATATGGAAATGCTGGAGAATCAGCTAGCGCGGCAACGTGGTGAAGGTGGTCTTGATATAACACCGCCACTGACAAAATACGCACCGCTCTCTGGGGATAGACGTTCTGAACGTACTGGTCTTATGCGGCCTGTTGGTAACATCTTGGATAGGTTGCTTCGTCCCGGTTGGCAAGCTGAGATGAATAGACGGCAGCGCCGTCTAAAAAGTCAACGTCAAGCGTACGCAGAACAGCGGCCAATGCAAGCGGCGCAGCAAAGTGCGTTGCTTACTGATTCGCAGTTGGAGGTGTTGAAGCAGAAGGCTTTGGATGGTGACGTGAAAGCACAGCAACTTCTGCAAACTTATGTAAGATCGCTTAATCCTCCGCGCACTTCGACTGGTGGAGATTATGGGCTTTATAGACAACTTGCCCAAGAAGTTGGTGTAGCTGG